GAGGCACAACAAAAACAATACCCGATATCGGAGACATGGGCCATGTACAATCTCAACAGTGATTTGAATGAAACATTCGTTAAAGACAATCTTAACAGACTTATGAAAGAGGTTGATAGTGAACATAAACTGTTTGGCATACAGCTTGATGATATACACAATCAAGACCTGCTGAATAAGATACACGCAATATTTGAAGAAACACATGGTGCTCTCGACCAATGGAAAACAAATCCAATATTCAAAGGGAAGTCTGAAATGTTTAGGAAAAATTTAAGTACCATAAACCAATTTGTTCACGCCTGCGAAAATGTAGGTGGCACACCTAAAATAAGAGTAGTTTGGTTTGATCTGCCAAAGACAAAACTTTTCAGCGAAAGCGATTATGCCTTGTTCACTAATAAAAGAACATTCGGCTCTCTTTACACACTCTACAGCGACGTTGGCAAAAATATCGAATCTCTGGCCGAGGACGGTGATGACCACCACCATGATGTCGTTCCCAATCTACATTACAGTGCAGATTGTATATGCTACTTTGTGGACGACACTGAGGAGCAAGTGAAAGAAATAATTCGCCAGCAAAAAGAATATGTTGACACTCACAAAGATTACCTAGCACAAAAAGGATTCATGGCAGATGACAAAAGGCTAACAACAGGTCGTGTCGAACTTGCACGTTTAGATTCGGATCTTACAAAAGCAGAATTATTAGACAAAATTAAAGATTTTAACAACATACAATCATTTTTCCTGTCATGAGAAAGAAAATAAAAAGCAATGAAAATCCTATCTATGTGTCTCCCGATGGTGGAGAGACTGTGTACGAGCAATTACCAAATGGCGATAGGATTTTAGTGGAACAGTCACAGAAGGCCAAGGATGAAGAGACCGCATATGCGGAAGCAGAAATGGTGGGAGCAGAAGCGATTGAGCTGAGAAGAAAGTACCCTACTCTACAAAAAGCCTGGGACAAATATCGCACCGTATGGCATCTAATCAACGGAAATGAATGATATGTACAGCTATTCCTATTTCAATTTTACCAGCAGTGTGCAGGCGCCTGTGTGCGTTTAACGGGGTGATTAAATAGCATTATGACCAAGTATGTTAGTATAATAGGCAACGGTGAAAGCCGTAGGGGATTTGATCTCTCACCATTGAAACTGTTCAGCACAGTGATCGGTTGCAACGCAATCTACAGAGATTACGTAACTGAATATCTTTGTTGTGCTGACAAGCATATGTGCCAGCAGGCTGTGAATGCTGTTGGTAAAGGAACAACAATACACACAAGAGATAGATGGGCAAGTCAATTTGCAAATTGGCCCAATGTGAAAGAATTTCCAAAGTTGCCATACGCAGGTGACAAGAGACAGGACGAGCCATTCCATTGGGGCACTGGACCATATGCAGGTGTGTTGGGTCTGACATTTAAACCAAAAGCCATATTCATGTTAGGGTTTGATCTGCATCCGTTGGAAAAAGACAAGATCAACAACCTTTACACAGGTTCAGAAGGATACACTTACATCAAGAGACCAGTTGATCCCAGTTACTGGATATACCAATTCCACAAGTTGATGGGATACTCTGATCCGGACACAAGATGGATTGTGGTAAATCACGATCGTTGGGAGATGCCCAAGGAATGGAGTCAACATGGTAATGTGTTCCAGGAAACCTACGAGGGTATGGCCAAGTTCATCAACAAGCAGTTGACAAAAAAGTAATCCAATATAAAATTACTGTATGATCAAACCAATGGTGGATCACCTGATGGTGCAACAGCAACTGAAGGCTCCGCACAAGAGATGGAAACACATGGTGGGTGTGATGTGCTTGAACCTAACGTATAGGAAACACGTAAAGATAATCTTACCAAAACTTTTTGCAAGATATCCCGACCCTGAAGCATACCTACGTGGCAGATTGAAAACACAACAGGAGATGCTCAAACCGTTGGGCATGTGGGAAGTAAGATCAAGAAGAATAAGAAAGATGACGGAGCAATACCTTACGTGGAACAAAAAAGAGGCCAGTGACCTACACGGCATAGGCAAGTATGGTTCCGACAGTTACCAGATATTTTTCTACAATCATATTCCTCCGAACGTACAGGACAAGGAATTGAAGAAATACATTGACAAAATTGCAGGATAGTTTATAATAAGGGATATGTTTGATAAAATAAAAGATGGAGATCTAGTTACTCTTAAATTGACTTCCGGAGAAGAAGTTATTGCAAAATTCACAGGCAGGGCCGACACATACGTCAGTATCGAGAAGGCACTTGTCCTAATGAACGGTCCTCAGGGCCTTGCATTTGGGACATTTTTCTCTACTGCTAAACAAGATGTACCATTTGATATAGCGATAGACAAAATTATATCGATAGCACACATCAATGACAAGATTGCCGATGAGTACAACAGAGTATTCAGCAAGATTGAAGTACCAAAGAAACCTAGTATTATAACATAATGGCACATTTTGACAAACACTCGAAAAGTATCACTGCCCTTGTAGACGTATCGGAAGCAATGCTGAACGCAATGGAGAAACACGGCATTGACCCAGAGACAGTGGCGAACAGAAACGAGTTCACAGTGATGATACACTTTCTTAAGAGCATCATAGACGGTGAGTTAAATATACCAAATGAACTAACGGATCGCATAAGAGACACAGCGTTCCAGATAGACATGGATCAGAAGTTAGACAAAAAACTTAACTGATGATCAAGAGGACTCAAGACTTTCACCCCTCTATAAACACTCTGCAAGTCATCAAAACAAGGAGAAACGATGACTTACTACTCAACTAAAACATACGGACACAACATAGGACTATCTGCAGTGTTTAGACAACCCAACGCAGATCACTCACACTGTCACTTACTGCACGGCTACAGCCTGGCATTCAAATTCACATTTGGTTGCAAGGATCTGGACAACAAGAACTGGGCAGTGGACTTTGGTGGTCTCAAACCACTTAAGGCTTGGCTGGAGGATAGTTTCGACCATAAATTGGTGTTAGACGAAAATGACCCACATCTAGACCAGTTCCAACAACTTGAGGATATGGATCTCGCGGAGATAAGAATTTTCAATGGGGTGGGTGCTGAAATGTTCGCCAAACATGCATTTGAATTCGCTGATAAATTAATCAGAGAAAAGACAAATAGCAGATGTTTCGTGGACAGTGTGGAATGTATGGAACACGGAGCCAACAGTGCAATCTACTCTAGAGAATAAAATTTTAACAGACTACAACGGTAAACAAGTCAAGATAGACATCTATGACACACCATTGGGTGAACGATTCATCCAAGCACTCAAAGGTAATCTTTTAAAAAAAAGAATACTTGAAAAAAACTTCTGTTTCCTGGGTTGGGCGGATTCCAAAAGGAATCTAAACTTCCTTTGCAGAGAACTTAACAAAAGTATAGAACAGATCAATTCATTTACGTTTGATCCACCATATGAAAAGATACATCCATTCAATACCGATGACTTTCAACATAGTGATAAATTACAGATAGGAAAAGATGACAACCTAAAGGGACTTAGATTGAAACATGATGCCTGCAATTTATTACACAGATACTTCGAAGAACTGCAAGGTACTGCGTGGCAACTATCTCCTTTCTATATCCAATCGGATTACAAAACAAAATACGCTATCAGACAACTAAACAACATATGCCATGAGATCGAAAGTTGGGTGGATGCGTATAGAAAAAAGGTTATCGAGCCAGAGTGGATGCGTCCATCACAGATAACCACGTTTCTCAACTCACCGAGGTATGATCTCCACGAAGAGGATTTTGAATTATTCAAAGAGAATAGGTATAGCAGAGAACTAGGAGGAGTTTACCTACACTGGTCACAGGTGGGTAAAACATTGTACGAAGTGTTTCGAGACGAACACGCACCTGTCATGACAGAAGCATTATGTTCTGAGATCAATCATCAGAAATTTTATTCAGGTGAATTTGACATAGAGTGGGCTGACACTATCACTGAAGACACATACCATTTCAAGAAAGACGAAATGGATGAATACAGAGCATGGCTCAAAGTCAACAACTACGATTGGGATGATCCAAAACTTTCACTAGGCTATATCAAGATAGGACAAGTAGATTTAGAATCTTCTTTTCAAAAGACAAGCTTCAGTAAAATATACGACATTATGAAAGATAATTTAAATATAAGCAGAATTCAAATCACAGGAAATGAACTTTCCGAAAATAACTTTCCTTACACCCTGGAAAGTGAAGACTGGAAACTGATACAAATGGAAGCATTGAAAGAAGGCTATGAATCACGTAGTATGCGTTAAGTGGGGCATCAAGTACCCCTCCATGTACGCCAATGTGCTGAAAAGCATGGTGAAGCGACACACCACTGTGCCGTACCAGTTCCACTGCCTCACCGACGATCCCAACGGACTTGATCCAGACATCAACGTGATCAAGTTGCCCGACGACCCATGGATCAAATCATGGTGGAGCAAACTGTGGATGTTCGCACCCGAGATGCCTTTAAAGGGAAATATACTTTTCTTTGATCTTGATGTTGTGATATTCGACAACATAGATCCACTCTTCTCACACAACGGCAAGTTCAACATAATCAGAGACTTCAACAGGTGTAGGATAAAGGACTGGAAACTTTCAAACTCCAGTTGCATGAAATGGCAGGCAGGCACCATGCACTACCTGTGGGACGATTTCAAAATTAATTCAGCAAATGTAATGCAACAGAATCACGGAGACCAGGATTGGATAACCAAGAAGGCCAAGGACGACATCACATGGTTCCCGGACGAATGGATTCGAAGTTACAAGTGGGAACTGATAGGACTCAAGGATAACAAACTGCTGACCACAAGGGATGGCAAGAAATATTTCAGAGAACCTGTGAAATTAGAACCTGGTAATCGTGTGGCGGTGTTCCATGGATCACCAAACCCCATGGAGTGTGCAGATCAATGGGTGATAGATAATTGGAAATAATGACATCATACAGCAAAGTAAAAATAAAAAGAATTAAACCAGGTCTCGATGAGGTGCCAGAAGATTGCGGATACATGCAACAGTTCGAGTACAACGTGGACATGAATTCAAATGGCGTAATGGGTGAATGCATAGAATGGTGCCAAATAAACTGTGCAGGCAAATGGGGTTGGTGGTTCGAACCAGCAGGCGAAATAGAGAATCCCAGTAATCATTGGGAGCACCAGAATGCATACATGAGTTTTGAAGTTAAACGTGATGCCACAAGATTCTGGATGGCAGTTGGAATACAAAACATGGGAAATAATAAAGGAGCATACGTAAAATAACGATAATTACTAGTATGGCACCATTTGAAATAACAGAAGAAGCAAAGAACCAGATAGAAAAATTGCTTGAGAAAAATCCGGACAAGTACGCAGTGAGTCTGGCAGTGCTGGGTGGCGGTTGTGCAGGATTCAAGTACGACTGGGGTTTCGCAGACACAAAAGAAAGTGTAGCAGATGGCGATCACACAGAAGACTGGCACACAGGTAGATTTGTTGTGGATGAGACTTCCATGATGTACATCGTAGGAACAAAGATCGACTTCGTTGAAGAAACATTTGGTTCACAGTTTGAAATATCCAATCCCAACTCAACAGCATCTTGTGGTTGTGGAGAATCGTTTGGTGTGTAATGGACACAGCATTCGTTATAGGTAACGGAGAGTCAAGGAACATTTTCCCAATAGAAAGTTTAAAAAGTAAAGGCATTATCTACGGTTGCAACGCCATCTACAGGGATCATCCCATGTTGTGTGATCATATCGTAGCTGTGAACCCTCCCATGTATGAGGAACTTGCCCGGTGGCACAATAACGGCAAAGAGTCTCCGAACATCCACGGTCCAGATGACATCAGCAAATGGAACTACATCTGTGAAGGTGACCACGAATACGACATACCAGAGGGACTCAAGATTTACAGAGTATGGCGTGGAGGTGACATCAAGAAGGGTGGCAAGATAAAAACCAATGACTTCTCCAAAGCACGAGGTTCGGGTTGCAGTGCAGTGTTGATGGCCGCTGAGTCTGGTGTGAAAAACATAGTGATCATGGCATTCGACATCATGGGTGCCCAACAGTGGGAGATGGACACACCCAGCAGGATACAAAACAACATCTACAAGAATAGTATAAACTACCCGGATAGGGCCAGCATGAAGGCATATCTCAAATATGAATGGATGTATCAATTAAGACAAACTTTCCGTAAATTCCCCAAGACAAACTTCTACTTTATCAACAGGAAAGAATACCTAGAAGGCAATCCGTTCTTGCGTTGGTACTTTGATCAACCAAACATCAAGTGTGGAATATATGCTGACCTGCAGAGATGGATTACGGGATCACATGACGACATCAAGTGGAAACAGTTATAGGGTTTTGGTACTACTGGCGTCCAACTGGTAAACTTTACGCATTTTGACACCCACACTCTGAGCGAACTTTTTGGAATCACATTTATTGCAGACGTGTTTGAAGTCGTTTGAAGCACGATCTGGATCAACCTTTGACTTAGGCCTCATGAATGTCTCGGAACAGGCATCACATTTGAACACATATATCAGGTTCTTCCTGTGGTAGTTGTGCATGGTACCCAGTTTGCTCTGCCTCTTGTACAACTTCATTGTTTTCAGGGCTTCTATGAACATATTACTATTTAATAAATACGAATAACACATTATGGCGAGATTAAGCATAGACACAGGAACACCAGGAAATCCGGCAACGGGCGATACTTTACGTACCGCTATGACCAAGGTCAACACTAACTTTGAGGAAGTTTATCAGATTGTTGGTGATCCTGATACGGGACTTATTACTACATCTATCACAAACGGAGATGTAAAGATCCAGCCAAACGGCACGGGAAAAGTAGAAGTTGATAAAGTGCTTTTTACAGACACCACTTTATCAACATTGACAACCAATGCAGACCTTACTCTTTCAGCAAACGGTACAGGTGCGGTTGCTATTACACCAGCGAAAATTATGATGTCCAGCCTGCCTACAAGCGATCCAAGTAACGCAGGGCAGTTATGGAACAGTTCGGGAACTCTTAAAGTTTCAGCAGGATAATATATGGCCCAGGAAGTAATCAACATCGGAGCATTGGCAGATGATGGCACTGGAGATACAATCCGAGGTGCAGGCATCAAGATCAATAACAACTTCGCCGAGTTGTATGCCACGGAAATGGGCCAATCACAAATCGAATTCGTGCAGAATGAGATATACACAACAGAATCAAACTCAGATCTAGTCTTATCGGGTAGTGGCACAGGTGTTGTAAGGATGCCAAACATGACAGTTGATTCTACGATAAACATGTCTGACAACGAGATAAAAATTAATACGTCGAATGCTAATCTTGTACTTGGAACAAACGGAACAGGAAAAATAGATATAGCCAATGTATCGGTATTGGAAGGAACAAGCGAAAACACTGTGATAGGAGGCACCACTCCAGCGGCAGGCACTTTCACACCATTGTCTTTTACGACGCTGTCTCAGGCAGGTGTAACAATCACTGATAACGAGATCTTGGCCAAAAGGTCAAATGATGATTTAGAGTTCAAAGCCAACGGAACAGGAACAGTGACCATTAATGGGCTCAAGTGGCCTAGGTTCGATGGCTCCGCAAACCAGGTCTTCAAAACCGACGGATCAGGAAACATATCTTATTTCACGTCACCAATTTTATTTGACGTGTCTGATTTAACCGATGGCACAGCCACCGTGCTTGGAAGCTCTTCAGCGGTGCAGGTTATAGACACTTTCGCGGTTGCGACTTTCAGGAGTGCGAAATACCTTCTGCAAGTTTCTGATACCACTGTCAATAGGTTCAGCCTGATGGAAGCATATGTGACACACAATGGCACGAATGCATTTGTAAGTGTAACAAAAGGTGCTGACAATGGCAACAGTGACGGATCAACTGTGTATGAAACACTAGATATTTCTGCAGACATAAACAGTGGCAATGTAAGGTTGCTAGGAACAGTAAATAACACTAATAATCAAGTTGTAAAATTCGTAAGGAGACCAATAAAAGTATAACATGGCACAATTGACACTTATCATAGGATCAAATGCAAATGACGGTACAGGTGAAACGCTTCGTGCCGCTATGGAAAAGGTAAACACCAATTTCACTGAGCTGTATGCTTCACCGTTGTTCTCTGGTGACATTCTTATAACTGACAACGAAATCACGGCATCAAGAAGCAATGACGATTTGGTTTTGAGTACCAGCGGAACTGGATCTGTTGCAATTTCTAACCTAACAATAGATAGCAACATTAACTTGACTGACAATGAGATCAGGACCACCGTGTCTAACTCGGATCTGAAATTATCAGCATCCGGCACAGGAAGTGTGGTTATAGATAAAGCAGAAATAATAGGCGGAAACATCAATAACACCGTGATAGGAAATGCTACACCTGTGGCAGGAACCTTCACAGCACTGACAACAACTGGTAGTTTGACCGTTGATTCGGTAGCAATCACAGATAACACCATATCAACCAACACATCAAATGCAGATCTTGAACTTTCTGGCAGTGGCACAGGATCAGTCAAGATAAATGGATCGAAATTTCCATCCGCAGATGGATCAGCAAACCAACTGTTGAAAACAGACGGCAGTGGAAATCTTGGGTTTGCCACAGCAGGTGCAACACTCAATCACTCAGACATCAACGACAACACCACAACAGTCGCCTCATCTGCCACAACACAGATTGATCTATTCAGTTCGACCACTTACAGGAGTGGAAAATATTTTATTTCAATATCAGACGCCGCTAACGGAAGATTCGAAATGGTGGAAGCGAACTTGATACATGGCCCAAGCGGCGATAGTACCATAGAAGCATACCTGACTGTGTTTGGTTCTACCACTTCTCATACTGCTCCATTATGCACCTTCACAGCAGACATAGATGATGGTAATGTTAGGCTTTTGGCAACAAACATAACAAGCGACAGCACAGTATTCAAATTCCAAAGAACATTGATAGACCTATAATAATTACATTAGGTTTATAGAATTACATATAAATACCCATAACAAAAGGATTAATATAAAGTATGGCTAGACAAAACATCAACATTGGATCAAGTGCAAATGACGGCACAGGTGATCCGTTAAGATCAGCATTTGACAAAATTAACGATAACTTCGCAGAACTTTACGGTACTGACAATGACATCAACACACTTGATGCAAACTTAGACGTAAGCACTTTCGCAATTACCACAGGTGTCACTAATGGCGACATAACTGTGACGCCAAATGGCACAGGAAGCATCAAACTTGGTGCAATGAAATTCAATGGGACGACAATAAGTTCAGATGACTCAACAATAATAAACATCAACGAAGGATTAGTGGTTGACGGTACAGCATCAGTGAGTGGTGCATTGAGTTCATCAACATCATTGGCGTTGGCAACAGGTGCCACTGTGACAGGTATAGATAATGGTGCATTGGGATCAAGTGCAACACTATTGGCCACACAAGGTGCAATCAAGACTTACGTTGACGCTCAAGTGACAGCACAAGACTTAGATTTCACAGCAGATGATTCAACAACACTTTCAATTGACTTAGATTCAGAAAGCCTACAGTTCTCTGGTGGTACTGGTATCACAACAGCAGGTACAGGTAACACTGTGACTTTCGCAATAGACGGAACAGTGGCAACTCTTGCAGGTTCACAGACCTTGACTAACAAAGTGTTGACCAACCCAACGATAAACGCGGCGACCATGACTGGAGCAGTTGCAATCGATGGTGTGACAATAGATGACAACTCTATTAAAGCCAACGCTTCAAACTCAGATTTAGAATTAGACGGCAGTGGTACAGGACACACGAAAATAATGGCAAACGCAACAGTGGTAGGAACTCTTAACACAGCGGACATCGCCACAACTGGAACACACACAATAACAGGACAATTAGATGC